ATAAAAATCAACCAATAAGTAAAACAGAAAAAAAAAAAAAAAAGCCCCATAGGGGTTAAACTCCTATGGGAACTTTGTTTTTGCTAAACCATTATTTGTTTAGTATGCATTTCTTCAACTTATTCTCAAAGATCCGTACTTGATCTTCCGTAGAAAATGATGCACAAATCTTTCCATTACTATAGGCGATATATGATGGCCTCCTCTAATAATTGTAAATAAGCTAATTTTACTTTATCCATTATTTTATCCTACATTTGATAGTAACTAAAGTACTTATATCTGGAGAGAATTCAACTTCAATTGATGGCTCTGGGGCTTTTACTACATACTCATTTTCTAATAGACTGTTTTTTAATGTATGGATAAAATTACCAAATATAAATTGCATTTCATAGCGTCTAATAGGTTTACCTTCAAATCTACGTGGAGTATGCTTACCAGTAATAGTTAATTCTCTAGTTACTTCATCAAACTCACTATTAGTATAGAATCCTCCTTCTGGTAGATAAGAAAATAATTTAACAATAAAATCATTTATCTTTTCTTTTACTAAAGAAACTTTCTCTTCCATAAAATCTCCTATCTAACCATACTTGTACGATTACTTCCAAGTAAAGGAGTAGATGCCATATATCTTGCAATAGCCCCAGCATGTAATACTGGATTGTAGGTCATTAGGAATCTACGTAATCCTCTAATACGAGATATTGGAATATCATAACAAGATTCTGCACTAAATCTAAATCTAATAGCCTCAGTTATATTACCAGTTGAATTATCAATCAAAACAAATGGAATCATATCTAATGTATTCTTCCATCTATCAATAACTTTCTGATATTTGACTTTAAGGCTATCACATCTAATATCTATAATTTCTCCAGTATCATCTATAATTCTCTGGAATGGAGTATTAGGATTATCTGGATCACAGATAGCAATAGATCTTTCTATAGCCATAAATAGATCATCATAATTATCCCAATCTATATATAAGATATTCTCTCTATCTCCTTTAGGCGATAAGACTAAACGATATCTATATTTAAGATTAGTTGTTATATTAGATCCACCTATGATAAACTCATTATGAAAATTTTCCTTAATTTCTTCACCAATTTTTCGTTTTCGTGTTTCATTAAAAAGTACTTCGATTTTTAGAGTAAGTCTATAATCTAACTCGAAGACTTGCTCTACAGCTTTAGTATAAATATCGAAGCTAGCCACTTTACCACTCCTGAAATCTTAATTATTCTTTAATATTACCAGTGATATCGATTTTAATTTCAGCACCATTTGGATAGTAGTTAGAATCGATTTCTACACCTGTTAATTCAAATCTATCAGCTACCTTTTTACAAGAGTCTTCAATATTCATCTTAACTGAATCGATTGCACGTTCAATAATATCTTTAGAATCACAATATTGCTCTAATTCTACAGGTGTATTATAGTGATAGGTAACCGTAGTTTCTCCACTTACAGATTCTAATTCTGCATGCATTAAGAAATGCTGAAGCACTTCATTAATTTCGTCTAAAATAATATCTTCAATTTTTCGTTCCATTTTAATTACCTCCTATTAAATATAAGTATCAAAATGTGAAATAAAACTTAAAAAAATAAATCCCATAGGAGTTAACTCCTATGGGAAATATAAACTATTTCATAGTACGTTCATGCAAATCCAGTTTATTAATTTCTGGATAGATGTCGACTTCATATCGACGTTTGTTTTCTTTATCCACATAATTCAAACGCACCATCAAATCTTTACCAGCTTCTTTACGAATCAATTCATAACGAAGCATCTTTTCAGGTTCTGCACCTGGGTTGAATTTGTTTACAAAGTTTTCAAATGCTAATGCATTCTTCTTATCAGATACAATCTTAGCATTTAAAGTTCGTACAGCTTTAAGAACTAATTCAGCATTAGATTCCTTAACTTTATTAAAGGAATCATAATCCACATAGTTATTCAAAACCCATTCTACATCTGGAATTTCCACTTTTACTTTACGTTCACCATTGTCTGGTTCACTTTGTACTGTAAATTTTACTGGAGATTCAGGTGTGTCAATATTAGGTTGAGCTACTACCGAACTAAAGTTTACAGAGAATAGATCCCCTGTAGGATTTGGAGTTAAGAATGCAGGTTTTGGATCTTCAATAATTTCTGCACCAATTTCTTCTTCTGGTGCCATTTCAATCACATCTCCAATATCTGCTCTTAAAAATTTATTTTGGAAATCGTTCAAGAATTTTCCAGTTACATTTTCTAATCCGATTTCCCTTTCAATAATGTCTGCTGGATTTTTGAAGACTGTTGGTCTTCCAATGATACTTGCCATAATACGTATTCCTCCTTGTGAAATACTATGCAATAAAATAATATAAAAATGATTAATAGAGTGGTAGAAAGGTATTATAATCATTGCTACTACTATATCTTTTTAAAAGAGGTAACCACTCTATTAATCACAATTATAATATATCATTATTCATCTTTTTGAAAGTCAGATTTATTGAACTTAGGATCATAGGAAATCATACCAAATCCTTGATCATATTGCCATTTGACATTTTCACGAACTCTATATAACTCATCAGCTTTATCTTGTAGAGTTTGGAAAGGAATCTTTATTTCTCTACATTCTGTAGCATATTTATTAAATACTGGTTTCTTAGCATTATAGAATCTAGATATTTGTCTAAATCCATCATCTACAACTTCGATACAATCAGTATTATCGTTACGAGTTCTACCAAGAACTTGCTTTGCTAATATTTCAGATTTAAATGGTTCTGCTAAAACTATTGTAGCTTTAAGATCTCTAATATCTAATGCCGCACCAGCTGACTTAGTTGTAGATAATATTAGTTTCTTAGAGAGTTGTTCATGTTTAATATCCTTAGGAGTAAGGCTTGTATACACCCCAATATTATCTTTAAACTCTGGATAGTTTTCCTCTATCCAAGCTTTTACTATATCTATAGCAGAGTTGGTTGCGATATAAACTAATACTTTACCATCAATCTTAATGATCTTATCCATAACTATATACATCATATCATAGAATGAGTTATTGCATACGATATGATTTACATAAGCATTTCTATTTAGACCATATGCTTGATTAGAGCACTCCCTCATATCCTGAGGAGTAGGTCTACTATTAAATCTTAATGCCGTATATCTAGTGTGAGGATCTGAGTCCTTATCAAATAAATTTATTGCAGGAATATTCTTGAAATATAATTTATAAATAAAGTTTTCAGTTTCATCGGATCTACCAGGGGTGGCAGTTAGGTATAAAGTCTTTCTTGTATTTGTAGAATAATCTACGTAGCAAATATTATCAAAGTTAAGATGAGCTTCATCGTAGACTTTAAGCTGAACTTGAAGTTTCTTAAATAGCTCACCTATAGTATACCAGCCATTAGTATTACCAAAGCTCTGTAGTGTAGAGTGTGTAACTAAGAATACCTTATATTTAGATACATCAGTGATCCCATTTAGTACTTTATGAATAGCTACAGAGCCATTCAAAACTAATACTTCACGATTTTCATCAATATTAGTATATTCTCCCACGCAGTTCTTCCATTGATCTAGCCAACCAGTTGTAGATGCAATAACTATGGTTCTAGCTCTCCAATAAGTTAAAGCTGCAATAGTCACATATGTCTTACCTTTACCAGTAGGTAGATTTACTGAAAGCTGTGTAGCATTCTGATTTGAATAATATTCGCCTTTACCTAAGATGAATGCTAATGCTTCTTTTTGCACATCATCTCTAGGTAAATATTTAATAAGGATTTCAGGAGTTTGAAAGAATGGGTCGCTATTATATTCTCTTACTGGTTCAGATTCAACAAACTTCTTTATAAAGTAAACATCTAAACCTCTAGGGAGAAATAATCTCCTATTCACTTCATCATACATCATTCCTTTATATGATTTAGTATAAGTTATTCTATCGAATATAGTAAAGTATGATTCTAATCTAGGTATATCTCCAAGATTGTAATCATTAATAACTATAGAGGAATTTCTTAAAACTAATTTATTCATCAAACTTAATCTCCGAATTTAGACATTTAGCAAATCCTTCAATATTACGATAAATATATTCAAGCATAACATGGCAATTTGTTAGATTTTTACTAAATGTAATTGCCGCAATTGAATATAATTTGTCCATCATATATTTTAAATCCTTCATGAAATTATTTAAATCTTCTTTATTACAAAGTCTTTCATAATTTTTATCAAAATTATTGATCACCCCTATTGTATAAATATTAAATAATTTATCAAAAACAACAGGTTCGCTATTAAAATATACAACAGTTTGAGTGGTATATTCTATTTTTTCAATGCGTTCTATATTAATACATCTAAAGTATTCTAGTAATTTATTATATAATTCTATAAGCTTAATTGCTTCCATTTTATATTAGCCTTCCGCAAAAAAATAAATATAAAGAGAAGGGTATTACTACCCTTCTCTATTAACCTATCTAAATATATATTTCATAGCTCGAATTTTTACCCTAATAGCATTCATTCTACTAAGTGCAAATCCTAATTTTTTATATGTAACTTTATGAACTACGATACCATGCTCATATTCTTTAGAAGCTTTAATCTCACTAAGTACTGCAAATAACTCAGTTCTAATTCTACTATAAGCCTCTTTATCGATAAATATATAAGAATAGTATATATCATCTGCATTTTTTAAGATAGAATACAACTCAAAAGATATATTTGTATCAATCTTAATAGGTGCATCAAGTTTTTGTTTTTTAGTTAAAAGCCCGAGTTCTCGCTCGGACTTTATTTCTCCATCTTTCTCAATATTATTGAAATAGGTATTGGCAAATAAATACTCTACACCTTCTATGAATTTATTTCGATGATGTGCTATTGCCAAGCTATTAGATAAAATATTGTAGTCGATGTTTTTCATATTAAATATCCCCTTTGAACTCATCATTGATCAAAGCGCGTGTCAATGTAGTATTGACTTCGGCATTTGATTCTCTTACTAAGTCAGGTGAATTCATAAACTTTTGAGGTTGTTCTTGGAAGAAATAATCTATCGTAGAAGTTGCATGTTTCTCGAAAGAAGATGGGCTCTTCAAAATACGACCTAAGTTTTGGAAATCTAATGTCTTAGTAATAGATGGATTTTCAGCTAATGCCTTGCTTAATGTAAGAATTTGATATGGTTCAGATTTATTATTCCAGTTAGGCATGTCATAAATATTATAAGCACTTCTAATTTGATTAGATAACAATACTTCAATATGAGTTGCCTGCATGGAAATACCACCATCAATCAAAGCTTCCATTAAAGCTTGAGCAATTGTGTCTTTATTAAACGATGCGGTTACATCAGACTTATCCATTATATCTTTAATCCTACTTAGAGTTTTAGAGAACTCATTATTTATAATAGGAGTATAGAATAATACAAAATCTTCTACAGATGCTAGTGCAGTCATTGGAATGATGATTTCACCTTCATCTGTTTGATATCGTTTACGTTTGATAAATTTAGTTAACTCTTTAGATAGATAGAATTTATCAATCTTATCAATTTCAATCTTATATGGAGTATCATGATCAATGATATTAATAGCACTTACATAATCGTTATATTCTAACATATCATCTGTGCTATCATCGACATCATCTTCATTTTCCTTAAAGATTTCTTCTTGATTGAATACTAGATAGATATCTTTATAATTCTTATCCTCTACAAGAGTAATAGTTTCTTTATTCTTAACAAAGTTATCTACGAATTGTACAGGTAACTCTAAGTCAGGAATTTCTGTTGCCATTACGTGCTTAGCTGACAATTGTCGTTGAGTCGTATTGGAAGTTAATTCTTCGCCTGGACGTTTACCTGGGTCAATGTCTTGGTTGATGAAATAAAGATCACCATAACAATATCTACAAATGCCATGACCTTCTGCTTTAGATTGACAAGTCATTGGACTTCTTGTATAAATTGTTTTGCCAATTAAATGAGTATCAGTTTCTTTAATTGGACCTAAATCAAAACCATCTTCTTCTAGACGATAATATTTAGATGCCAATAATTCTAATACTTTAGCATCCTTAACTTCATACTTAACGAAGTTTCTAGATGTGCATTTATAGTTTGGATCTGGATTAAGTTTAGTTCCTTGGTTGTTTAGACCTACTTTACGAGCCACCGCACCAGAAGAACCTACATTAATCTTTGAAATGATTTGTGCTGTACGACCTGCAGATGATTCGATGAAATAATCAACCAAATCATTAACGCCGCCATTGATAAAACTATTAGCAATAATATGAGGGAATACGCCACCATTACCATCTGGCTTAGTACCAATAGATACAGCATATTCTCTAAGCTGTTTAGTATTAATAGACTCATTAGCTCTAAATGCATTAGTATAGATATGATCATATCCGATAAGCTTTTTAGAGTTTAATACTGCTTCACGCATTTTTCTGATATTACCCATACCAAAATCATTAGCTTTAGCAATATCTACATTAGACATATCTGGATGCAATAAATTATAATATTCAGGCAATGCATCCATCATCAATACATCATCTTGTAAGTTGATGCTGTTAGCGAACAATGCCGCAAATTCATCAACCTTACTAATATAATAAAGACTATCAGCAATCATATTATTCTTAACGATAAATGGAATATCAGTTACATGATTACTAATGAAGAAGTCATCAATATATTTCTTTATAGACTTAGCAGTTATTTCTTTTGCTAAGAAGATATGTTTTGGTTCTACTAAATCTCCAGCCTTAATAATAAGAGACCAAAGAATTAGATTCAACCAATAATCATGAATAGTCATCTTTAACTCATGACCACAGATAATCAAAGTTAATTTAGATTTAGCCAAGTCAGGATCATCTATTCCATCCTTTAAGATATCATGAATAGCTTGAAAGTGATTTGACCAGTTTTCCTTACAAATATCTTTGTTTACATCTACTAAAAATTCTCCTTTGTTTTTAATAAAATCAGAATAGATCCAATAATTTTGATAGTTTGTTATATTATCAAACACTGGTCTTTCTCCTTTCGTTTTAAAAACTTTAATATTAAATACTATTACTCACAAGTATAATATATATTCAAATGTAAAAATGACTGTAACAAAATAAACCCGCATAGGATCTTTAAGACCCTATGCGAAGTTTAATTTTTTATTATTTTTTAGGCAAATGTTTAGAACCTTGTGCAGCTTTAAGGTAATCACGTTGACCAGCTTTAGCTACACGAACAGCCATGTTGCTGTATTTTTGAACGATCTTTTTAATCAAAGCACGTTCAATAACGCGGTTTTTAACCAATTTAGTCCACAATGGATCTTTCTTTTCTTTTGCAACTTGGAATGCAGCCATTTTTACACGGCGAGCCAAGTCGTCTTTTTTGCTTAAACGTACCAAAGTACGGCGAGAGATCATTTGTTTTTCCAAAAGAGCTTGTGCTTCTTCAGATTCAGCGAATGCAACACGTTCATCTTGGGAAAGACGGGAAGCCTCAGCGCAAATTAATGCATCAGTATATGCATTAGGATTAGCCAATTCTTGTTCTAAGATTTGGTCTTTTTTGTCTGGATTGAAAAACATGTTTTCGTCCTCCTTAGAGATTATTTTTTAAATATATTTAAAAACGAAATATACGTTTTATTAACTTAATGTTGTTTGTATAAGTGGCTATTTAGAGGCTAAAGGTTAAAAAAGACCATATCAGAAACAATAAATTGTATTTAATTTGGAGGAAAATAATATGAATAGTGAAGTTAAAGCAATTGAATATTATAAAGAAATTGCAAAAAGAAACCTAAGTAAAGTATTTCCTACATTAAGTGAAGATGAAATTTTAACAGCTTTAGATATGATCGTTGATAAACGATATACTAAGAAAGACTGCACTTTAAATAATAACTATACTGAGGAGTTTGTTGAAACCGATGTAGCTCAAATGAGTAACTATATTATCAATAAATCTCCTATTATGGTAGCAAATGGCTGTTTATTTAAACAGTATGAAAAAGAATTAACTCCGATGTATAAGCTTATTACATCATTTACAGATAACCGTTCTAAGTTTAAGAAAGAAATGTTTAAATATGAGAAGGGTTCTGAAAAGTTTAATAAGTATAACATGCTTCAATTATTGGCTAAGCGTGATAATAATGCGTTATATGGCGTAATTGGTAACTATAGTAGTGCATTATATAATCTATATATTGCAACTGGTATCACAAGAACTGGCCGTGCGTTGATTAGTCATGCAATCACATTCTTTGAGTCATTCTTTACAAATAACGTAAAGTTCCATTCTATTAATGAAGCGATTACATTTATTGATCGTGTGTCAAGAGAACCATCTATATTTCCATCTGAATTAGTATTAGATCAACCAGTAGAAATTGATGATGTATTCTATAAAATTATGGATACATTTGATAGAGACTACTTTGGTGATTTAAGAGAAGAAATGGAAATCATTTGGGATTTATTATTGAATCAATCTCAAGAGACTTTGAATAAACTCTTCTATAAAAATAATGCATTACAATTTTGTGATAATTCTTATATGAAGAATTATATTGCAATGACTTTATCTAAATTAGAAGATACATTTGTAGATCCAAATGAACCACCAGAAAATATTAAGGATAATTTAGACCACATGTTTGACGTCCTTAAAGAATGGTGTTATATGCGTTATATTGTAGTGGATAAGATTGATCGTTCTGCTACAATGAAACGTGATATTAGTATTATCACCGATACAGACTCTACAATGCCATGCTTTAATAGCTGGTATACATTCGTGCTTAAAGATGTATTGGGCGATTCTAAATATAAAAGTGAAATTAAATTAATGAATCTTCCAGAGACTGAACCTCAAATGGAAGAAGATCGAATTTATAACTTCGAAACTAAACAAATTGAAACTAAGATGATTGATGTTTCTGTAGCAAGCAATAAAGAACCATTAAGATTTAGTATTATTAATATTTTATCTTATATTGCTGGTCGTTTATTACGTGAACACTTTGACTTAGTTGCAGAAAATTATAATACTAAGAGTGATTATAAACCTTGTTTGATTGCAATGAAAAATGAGTTCTTATTTGGTCGTGCATTATTGACTGGTGGTAAGAAAAACTATGCTTCTAAGCAAGAACTTCAAGAAGGTAATCTAGTTCCAGCTGGTAAAATGCTTGATGTTAAAGGTTTACCTATCAATAAATCTACTTTGAAAGAAAAGACACGTAATGAACTTAAAGACATTCTATTCAAGAAAGTTCTTAATGTAGAAAAAGTAGATCAACTTGATGTAATTCAATCATTAGCAAGAGTTGAATATGATATTCGTAAATCTATCGAAAATGGTGAAAAAGAATATTATAAACCAGCTCAAATCAAATCATATAGTAATTATGATAATCCAATGCGTATTCAAGGCATTAAAGGTGCAATTGCATATAATGCTTTACGTGATAAAGGTACAGAAGCTATCGATTTGACTATTAGAAATCCTGTAGATATTGTAAAAGTAAATATTACAGAGAATTCGATTATTAGTCTTAAAGATACAGAACCAGATCTTTATGAAAAGATTCATAATTTCTTGAAAGAAAATGAAACTGATTATAAAGGTGAAATTACAAGCATTTCTATCCCAATTGATGCAGAAGTTCCTAAATGGATTTTGAAATTCGTAGATTATAATGACATCATTAATGATAATCTTAAGAATTTCCCATTAGAATCTATTGGTATAACTAAGTTTGATAAAGATACTGTAAACTATACGAACGTAATTAGATTCTAAGAAATAATACCCCTATGGAGTTGAACTCCATAGGGGATTTCTTTTATTAAAATTTCACAGGTTCTAATTTAGTTTCTGGCATGGTTAATGTCATAGCAAATATAGCCTGGATGGATTCTTTAGATGTAGATATTACTGGTGTACCACCTAGGTTAATGAAGTGAATATTACTATTCAACTGCTTTTTAAGCTCTTCATTAGCTTCATCAGTATAGATACCTTTAATGGTAGCCATATCACCATCATAGTCACCACCGATACTATCTAAGTACCCATTACAGATATTTAGAGTATCAATAAATGAACTAGATGTATCTTTACCAATATCTTCAGGTCTAATCTTAGGATAGTATGGATAGAAAACTCCATCTAATGTCATTGGTTCAGTTTCATTTGTAGATGATACTCTAATCATCGTACCAAATTCATTATAGAATGTATCAATTGGGTAACGAGTGATTAATACCATCTTGCCTTTAATAGCTTCTTCACAAGCTTGATAGATGATATCACACCAAGTCAACTTACGTTTAAGTGGTGTTTTATTGATATCAAATTTATCATCTTCTTGTTTACCAGTGAATCCTCTGAATGCTAAAGCTGCAAGTTTAGTAGTTTTACCATCACGATATTCTACTTCTACAGGTCTAAATCTGTCAGAGTAACCATGGATAAATCTATCTAATTCTTTCTTCAATCTATCATCAGAGAATTGAAGTTGGTAATCATTAATTTCAGCAAATCCTTGAGAGCCATCTGGATTAACAATTGGATGTCGAGTATTGCCAATGAATTCATTTTCAAAGAAACGTCTCATATGGAATATTACAAATGGGAAGAAATTAGCAGCTAATGATGTCATAGGGATTACACTATAATCAAAGTCAGCTCTAATTTCATTCATATTCTCTACATCTAATTTAGGTGCAGACATTACTAGACGAGTAGCATAGTCAGTAGTCTTAGCCATATTAGCACGTCTAATTACACCGAACTTACCAGGAAGTCCACCATTCGGATTGGAATCAGTACCAGTGCCAAACCATTTATAAATTTCAAGTAAACCTTCTTGAAGTCTGCCTTCAACAGATTTACTTAAGCTAAATCCATAGTCAGAAGAATCTGCTAATGCTTTAGCTGTTACGATAATATTAATATAGAGTTTATTAATATCGCCTACAGAAATCTTACCACCATCTACTTTGATATCACGATAGAATGGTGGGATAACTAATAGTTTATCAGTGAAGAAATTCTTTCTGTTTTCATTTAAGAATTTGATATATCTTTCACGTTTAACAGAATCTGTCTCTCTAAACTTGATTTTATCGATATTCTTTCTTAAGAAATCAATACCATTATCACCTTCAGGATCTTCTACAATATATCCAAATTTATCAATACTATACGTACCAATACCATGAATAATAGATTTAAGTTTAGAATCAACTTTACTCCAGATTCTATAAACTAATGGTTGAAGGAATTTCTTCTTTAAATCAATATATGCAAATGTAGTACCACGAGATTCTCTTGTGATACCGAATAATGTATTAGATAATAATCCATCATCTGTTGGATTCTTATTAGTGTCAAATATTACAGGGTTAGTAATTTCTGGTAAGTTATTTTTCTTAACGAAATCATCTATATCTAATAGGGATACCTGGAGGTTTTCCTCCCTAAGTTTATCAGCCATTTTATACCTCCTTTATATTATTATAATGTAAATAAAATAGGCTAGTGCTCAGATAGCACTAGCCTATAGTATTATATTTTATCCATTATGATACTTAATTCTCTAGGAGAAACTTTTACGACTTTCATGGATAGAGGGGTATTAGGATCTTCTATTTTCAGAATATTAACGTATTCTTCATATACGTTATTGATTATATTAGTATCATTGCATTTGACAAGATACTCAATATGTGATACACCTTTTTGTATTTTGGTGATATCACAATTTAGAATATCATGCTCTTTAAGAATACTATATAATAGATTATTTTCGCCAAAATAATGTGTTATATAATCAAAATCTCCAGTGCCGAATTTACAGAAAAATTCGACTAAATCCATCGGTAGTGCCTCCTATAGCATATCTTCAAACGCATCTTCTAATCTAGCAGCTTCTTCACGTGTCATAGTTTGAGATTCAACTGGTTTACTAGGGCCTTGAGGAGTTCCGCTTATACCAGCTTGTGGGTGACCACGATAAGCTGCTTGAAGATATCGCATTCTCATCATTTCATCTTTTTGATCTTGTTTAGCTTTCTTCTTGGCCGCATCAGCTGCTTCTCTTTGATCCAATATGAATTTCTTTAATAGAAGTAGATCACCTATCGGCATATTCATAGCTTCAATAACAGATAATCTACCTCTATATTCAAAACAAACTGAATCAATTAACTGCATTAGTCTAACATGCGAATCAACTGATGTCGTGTAAAAACCAAGTCCTGAGCAGACATAGGAATTGCTGGAATTTCGGCTCCACATTTAGGGCATACTGCTGCAGGTACTTGATATGTAATATTGATATTTTTATTAGTCTTTTCAATATATTCAGCAATGAAGTCTTGTAGTTCTTTGAATTCATAGCCAGAAAGTTTAGAAAGTACTTTATAGATAGAAAGGATACGATATTTATAAGTCTTAACAATATCCGTAGATTTTGTAGTAAATTGAATTGGAATCAATTCTTCATCATCTTCATTAATTTCGTATACTGTAGAAATGCAATGGGAAAGATTGATGATACCAGCATAGTTATTTCGGAAGTCTTCATCTAAAAGACGTTCTTCAAACATGGAGTTGTACAATTTAGGAATTACGATACCAAATGCGTATTTATCATTTGCAACGTAAAGTTCTTCCTCAAAAGTTGGGGGTAAAGAAGGATCTAACTTAATAACTTTATTGAAGTTTTCTTTATCTCCATCTGTTTCAAACTTAACCATATCAATGATATCACGTTTTTCAGAATAGAAGTGATTACATTTAGGGCAAGTGAAAGGAATAATATTAGAGTCATGGAAGTTAGCATTATATAATGCAAAGAATAAATGATTTAGATCTTGGAAATCTAATAGCTTCATCCATTCTTCCATTTTCATATCACGGCAAGCTGGTGCCAAGTGTTTATAGATAGTATCAAATGTAGTCTTAGTACTAACGATATCATTACGATCTCTAGTATAAGGATTGATCTTATCTAATTCAATAGCAGACAATGGAGAGATTGCTACAGAAATACCTGTTGCAAATAAACCCCAAGTAAAATATTGAGTTTCGCTGCTTGTAGCTAGAACCTTAGTGAAAGCTTTAGGACGTTTACGTACTTTGAATTTGGAGATATCTGGTTTCTTAGCACTCGTTTCACTTAATTGAGAGCGAAGTACTTTAGCAAATTCTTCCATATTCTTTTGAGTACGGCGTTCTTCTTTAATACGTTCAGCTTCTTCTAAATCATCTGTTAGACCTAGATCTTCAGTTAATTCATCAAGTTCATTAACTAAGTCTAATTCAAGATCTTCTTCATCATCAGAAGAATCATGTACAGTAGATTGAACTGTAGCAGCTTTAACATTTTCAGTTACACTTTCAGCAGTAGGAACTCCTTCCATGAAAGTATTAACTTTTTTACTATCAGATTCAGATTCTGCATCTTCTAGGCTTTTATTAAATTCTTCTTCAATATCAGCTACAGATTCAGTTTTCTTTTCTGTAGGGGCAGCTTCTGCAAGATCAACAATATTATCTTGATCTTCGCGATCTTTACGGATTTGAGCTACTTCTTCATCAGTTAGATTTGGATCTAAATCTAAAGTAGGATCAAATTTAGATTTTACTTTAGGATCTTCTTCACCAGCAGCTTTACGCATTTCATATTCTTCACGCATATCGCGGATTTCTTTCAATGCTGGACCAAAACGACGTTCAGCTACTGCTTTGATACCATCATCTAAATCTTCCATGAGTTCTTCTTGTGCTTTCTTAGTTGCATCTTCTTTACCAGAAGGAACTAATTGAGATAAATCAACAGAAACCATATTATTTGGATCAAATGCTGGAGCACTTGCACGTGTAGGTTCTTCTGCTGTTGCAGTAGTTTCTTTTTCTTTGGAAGCTTCTTCTGCAAATTTTTCATTCATCAAATCATTTAGATTGATTTTTTCTTCAGACATTTATGGTTCCTCCAATTATTGCTCTTGATCTAGAGCTATCATTTTTAAAGTTACTTTATCACGATCAAAGTAATATCTAAATTGGGCAGAATTTATTTTCAAGTCCATTACCATTACATTCTGATCAGTAATATTTACATCCATATCGACAACTGCAGTTGGATCTATATAGTCTTTGATCTGATTTTTAACTTCATTAACAAAAGTATCTAACTTATCCGACTGCATATATCTATATTTACTTATTAATCCAACACCCATTTTAGGTGAATGGGTGATTGTACCTGGTTCTAATAAAATTAGACGCATGATTAGCGTTCCTAAAGCATTAAAGTTTTTATAGTCTAAAGGTGTACCATATGCATTTACGTCTAATGTATATTCTTTTAAAGAAACTGGATTTTCTTTTGTCTTGGCAGTTTTTAATACGATTTCTTCAGCCATAAACAGTCTCCTTTCTTTGAATATTTAGCAATTACTATAAAGTTCAGGCGTTAAAAATATACATATTAACCCATTTTCAACATAGCATTAAATTTACATATGCCTAATAAAAGGAGGAATATGGATGTCAAGTAATAGAAAAATTAGCTGTCCTTTTTGTACTAGAAAAGAGGAAAAAGAAAGACTAATTCGACATATTGAACGAAACCATAAAGAACTAATACCAGAAGGATATGATGCTGAACGTCTATTATTCGATAAGACGCATCCTGACTCTGGTAAATGTATAGTATGTGGAAATCCAGCTCAATGGAATCCTAAGACTGGCAAATATACAAGACTTTGCAATAACCCTAAATGCAAAGAAGCTTTGCGTGAAAAATTCAAGAAGAATATGCTCAAAGTATATGGTAAAGTGAGTCTTCTTGATGATCCAGAACAACAACAAAAGATGCTAGCTAATCGTAGCATTAGTGGTAAGTATAAATATAGTGATGGTACTATATTTACATATACTGGCAGCTATGAATTAGAAGCTATTAAATTTATGGATGAAGTTCTTCATTGTAAGAGTGAAGATATCTTAATGCCTGGACCAGTTATCGAATATAAGGATAAAAATGGTATTACTAGACAGTGGATAACTGATATTTACTACGTTCCTTATAATTTGATCATAGAAGTCAAAGATGGTGGAGATAATCCTAATAACCGTCAAATGACTGAATATCGAGATAAACAAATCTCTAAAGAAGCAGCTCTAATTAAACTTGGTCAATATAATTATCTAAGATTGACTAATAATAACTTTGTACAGCTTATGGAAACTTTAGCTTTACTTAAAGACCAAGAAATCAATCCGTCTGATGGATCTGATCTTAATAAAATCATTAGAATTAATGAATCTGTATTATCCGAAAGTGTAAATTCAGATGCATATAATATGCAATCATCCAATTTAGGATTATTCATCAATATGGAAGAATTCGAAGAAGATACAGATAAAGGCCAATTAATCTTCGGAGTTAACAATACGGATATACTTTCCACTCTTAAACAGCTTAGAAATTATAAAGAATATGAAAACCTTAGAGCTATCGATTTTAGTCAAATTTATAGTTTTGCTAAAGGAGAAAAATATCAATCAGTTCATAGCGATTTAGGTGATGATAATGAAGGTGATTGGTTAATAGAACAATATTTGGATTTATATTATGATGGAGATTATAGTATCTTTATTACCTCAAATAGTGATTATAAAAAATACCAAGAATCTGATGATGTTACGGATATATATCCAATATTAGAAGATATGATTGATATATGTATGCATCATAAGGGATTCATACTATTCATTTCTTATAAATTATATTTTCATATATTAAATATTTATAATAAAGCATTATATATGCCGGCTATCTTTGGTGGAATATATTATGCATCTGAATATAGCAGAATAAGAAATATTATAGAAAATAAACCAGATCAAGATGAAATGGTTAGATTATCCAAATATATTAAAGAATCTGCATTATCCGAAATCGGAGTATCTGGTGTTAGTGGAGTTATGATTGGAACTATAGATGGAAATATGATGGTCCAATATGGTATGTACCCTAACTCATTTACTGGAGAACGTGATGGCTTCGGTGTAGTTACAGATAAAAAGCAAGATAAGATGCGTATCAAAGATGACAATGATAAAACTGAAATTGTTAATCGTGAGCCATTCTTGCAAGATAAATTCTATAACGCATATAAACATAGAAAACCAGATATTAATAAAGAAGATGCATCTACTCTTTATGAAGAAATGACTGGTAAAAAGTTATTATCTAAAGATCAAGTAAAATATGATAAAGATTTTGAAGAAATAGATATTGAAAGAAAAGATAAACATGGCTTTGGAGATGTTATCGCTACTCTTTCTAATGATGTAGATAATTCTTCAGAATTAGCTGATGATTACCTTCCTATCTGTGATAAGATGGAATTAAATCAAGCAAAAATGAGGCTAAGAGAATTCCCTGAAGGTACAACTATCATGGAAGATTCTAAAGGTTATTTTGCTATTGATTTAGAATCTGGAATTCGTAGTAAATCTTATAAACATATTCACGAAATTGAATCTGCTCCATATAAGAAAGCTAAAATTATTCTAGATAAAGATTCTGATTATGTAGATAGTAGAGTCAGAGATATTAATGATACTGGCTTCTATAAAGTTCTAGATGTAGATTATGAATCTGAAGATAAACTCAATGATGATTGGAATGAATTCTTATCTTTGCCTACAGAATTACGTAGACAAAGTGATGATAAATCTATTGCACTCTATGGTAAAACTAATAAGCAACGATATGAAGAATTATTATCTAAATATTTAGATAGCGATATTGAATATAAAGATCTTCCACTTTCTGAAGGATTGCAATTATCTGATATTGATAAAGCTAAAGATTATGGTATTAACTTAGCTAATAAGAAAGAAGAAATTGCATATCTAAAAGAATGGTCTCTAAATTCCGGCATTTATTGTATTCTTCCATGTGACACAGAAGAAGAATTAGACGTTCAGTGGAATAATTTACAATCTATGAATATTACATTGATTCGTATTTCTGATATGCGAATGATGGAAGTATTCGGTTGCACTAATGAAACCATGTATAATTTCATGAAAGCTAAATTCGGAAATGATAATTATGAAGATGATTATAGCTTTGCTTTAGTTGAATCTACATTTGATCATTCTGATTTAAACTTCAAAGAACTTCCAGAAGACTTACCATTCTATACTCCATATGAAATTAATGCATTCAAAGAAGCTAATACATTTACTAATATAGAAAAATCTTCTGAACGAGATAAATGGCTAGCTGAATATACTAAAGCATTCAATACTGGCGAGTATGATCCAAAAGCTATTCGCCAATGGTTAAGTGAAGTTAGAGCATTATCTTATAAACTATCAGTAGATAAAGATAATGATGAGCTTAAACAAGAATTATTAGAATATGGCTGGAATCCTTATCTTGAATTTGACGATGCTAATAGGCGTAGTGCTAAACGACGTATTCAAGAAGCATTCCATGAAAATACTATTCGTAAATTAATTCAAGAAGCAGAGTTCCCAATTCAATTTAAAAAGAATGGGGATCTAGTTGTTTCTAATATTCTTAAGAAACGAGATTATGAAAATGAATATCAAGAATCTCATAGACTCTTAAAGCAATATGAAAAAACTGAAAATATAGATCCTATGAAATATGAATTGGCTAAACTTTTCTATATTAATAATAGAATAGAATCCGATATCTATTCTGAAAATAAAACTGTACCTAGAAAGAAATTAGTTGATATTCGTTCCAGAGTATTAAATGATTTCAATAAGTACATGCAGGTAGTAATGAAAAAAGATAAGCAATTTAATTTTGCTAATTACTACAAGAAGAGCCCATTTAGCGATGAATCGATCACTATCAAAGCTCCAACATTGAAGTATTCTTTAGAGTACTTTAAACAACTATTACATCTCTTATAATTTACATATAAATTCAATAGTGCTACTTACTTAGTTAAGTAGCACTATTAATTTTCTAAATAAGTTATATATTATAACTCTAATAAGGGGAGGATATATAATGCAGAATATAGGTAATAAACTTATAAAGAAAAATGAGGCTGGTCAGATTACAGAGTTATATAGAATAACTTCTAGATCAGAAAAAGACTATTATAAAGTAAGTCCGATTATAGGAAATAGAACTTTAATCCAAAAAGAAACACTTGATGGATTAGAATCTATAACTCCACATTGTAAATTATTCATCGAATTATGTACTCTAAAGGATGGATCTAAAGATGTATGCTTTAGTATATATAATGAATTTGAAGGATTTAATTTTCCATACTTTGCAAGTAGATTGAATTATAGAATTACTGATTATAAATTTGGTAAATCTATTTGTAAATATCAATATGCCACTGGGGGGCTATATCAATCAGCTTATGATATATTGATGTCTGATATAGTAGAAAAAACTAAGGCATACACAATAGATCTATATTTAAATGATTCGTTAAAGAATATTATTTCTTTGATTAAATTACAACCTTGGGTATGTGATGCTATCAGAGAAATTAGTGAATCATATAATGCCAATCTAAATGATATCTATCAGGGGATAGAAATGGCTTTAAAAAATATAGAATTCATGTATTGGTTCCACTATAACTTTAAAGTATTTAAAGTATTATTTGAAGTTAAAGCTGGACAAAGAAATCTAAGACCAGGTGATCTATTTGTTTTAGAAGCTATAGCGGAAACTAAAATAGTAGATTACAATATTTTGGAATATTACCATGATATTGAACTATCTAAGATTCGAGGCAATTTCTTCTTTATTCAAGATAAGAATGATAGAACCTTTATAGTTAAATATGTATCAATTGATGATCTTCCTGGTCTACATCTTAATTAAGTAAATATATAAATATTTATATATTATAATGGTAGTTAGAGATAGTATTTTAATATGAATCTAACAGAAAAGTAATCTTAAGTTATTTTTTAAGGAGGACTGAAATGTCGACTTTCAACCAACAAGTCCCTCAACCTGAAAATGGCTTCCAAAGCCTAGCTGAAGTTTTTCAACGTGCATCCAGAGGGCAAAAACGTGATGCTGAAAAACAAGGTGAAGAAACTCGTAAGAAGTTTGAATTGGATATTGAACCAGAAGAATTTAAATCCGATTACAAATCTCGCATGATCTCTACATCTGAAGTATGTGAACTTTTGACCCAACGATTGGGTGACATCTTTGGTGACTATGTAGGTTGCCGCGAATTGTCCTATGTTAACTCTCCAGTTATCGGTATTAGCTTGGTATTTGATCCAGCTATCAACCCTGAAACTAAGAGCTTAAAAGCATTGGAAACTTGTGGCTTTGATTCCGGTACATCCGAAACCAAAGAGCAAGAGATGATTGCTAAATTCAATGGCATTAATGCTATTAAATCTAGCAGTGCTAATGGTATCGTTAGCGAAGAATCCATGGGATTCCGTTTAACTAACGATGCTATTGAGATCTTGAAGGAAACTGTAGTTGACTTCGGTCTCAATGACAATAAAAATAATGACACATTCCGTAAACAATGTGTTCAATATGCATTGTCTGCAGATGGTACTCATAACATCTTAATCGTAAATGGTGCTACAATTGAATCCGTTCTTGGTTTCATTTATGGCAACCAATATGATTATGTAGTAATTCCTGGTGCACCTATTAACAATGGTTCTTTCTCTGGTCGTCTTTTGGATGTACGTCAATTAGATCCAAAAGTAACTAAGAATCTTTTGAAAAAATATGTAAGCCGTCAAGTAGTATCCGATGGTCTATACCGTCCAACTAATCGATAATTAATTATCGACAAATATTAAGCCTGGGAAGTTAATTCCCAGGCTTTTTATTTTTTGTTTGGAGGAGTAATAATGCCAGAATTCAAATGGAATATAAAAGAAGATGGAATAGATGAAGTCTTCGATGAACGTGGTAATAGTCTTTTAAAGTTATCAGAAACAAGCTGGAATGATCGTCCAGCAAAGCTTGAACTACGTAAATGGGTTATGGGAACTGATGGCTCTCTAACTCCAAATAAGGGATTCTCTTTTCTAACAGAGCAAGGTCCACATGATCTTACTCATGTTTTATTAGAAAAGGGTTATGGGGATAATAATACCATTAAAGAAATAATGGAAAAACGTGGAGTTAATTTAGATATTGAGACAGAAACAAAGGAGTCTAAGGATGAGAGTGGGGAATTCTTTAACCCCTCAGAATTGTTAGGTGACTAAAATGAACTCATATAATACTAAACAACTTGACACTGTTTATACTATTAAGAAAAAGCTATTAGAAATCAATTTCTGGAATGATATGGTAAATGATTATTTCCATGATTTTGAATACTCCATCGAAGGAAGATATGTATGGAGTAAAGAAATTAACCGCTCAGAAGGTGCTTGTCTTGAACAAGTGAGCAGAGCATATTCTGAGAATAAAGGAAATCTTCTAAAAGTGTTGACTACCCGTCAATATGATTTTTTAATGTCTAATATTCAGCTTTTCCATTCAGTATACCGTATTGGGGAAAACTTATTAGTTAGCGTTATTTAATAAAAAAGAAGAAATAATATACCCCATGGAGTTGAACTCCATGGGGTATTTATCTTTATTTTTTTTTGATTATTTATAAAGTTCACGAACTTCTTTTTCGTTTACTTCAAAACCAAATGCTTCAGACAATACTAACATAGTTAGCATGCATTCTGCAGTTTCAACAATCTTATCCATTTTAATGGAGTTACGATCATCTAAGAAAGCTTGATGGTTTTCAGCAATAACTCGTTTAGAAAGATGGTTAACCATACATTCCAAAATATTCTTTTTGGAATTTTTGATTTTATGAATTTCACGACGAGCTTTCATAATCTTAGATTCTTTAATTTGTTCAGCAACATCTGCATTTGCAGCTTTGATGCTTGCAACTTTTTCTTTAACGTCATCTAAGATATCTTTGATTTGTTGACGGTCTTCTACATTAGAAGCAATAAATTCTTCTACGTTGTTTGCTACATGTGTTTGAACCATAGCACCAACGTCTTCGATTTCTTCTTTTTGTTGAGCCATCTTGTCAATGAAGGATTCACGATCATCTACCGATACTTGAATATCTTCAGGAGCTGTTTCAGAATCTTTTAATTTTTCTTCATTTTCTTCCATAATAGCACGAGTAGATTCATTAACAAAGTTAGCTATATCTGTTAATACTATATCACGTTTACGGAACTTATTAAGAATATTTTCAACACCGTTTTCTTTAATGAAACCCATGATGATGGTATCCTTAGTTGTTTGAAGTTCTTCTTTTTCAATCTCTTGAACAGAACTTTCATTATAAAAATATTTGATAGCTTCAAATAAGAAAGCTTCTTTTAGATTATTGCGTACAGTTGCGCGTAAGTTAAGGAATCTGTTAGCACGTTTAAGAGACTTAGATTCATCAAATTCCACTACAGGAACAACTGTTTCATTTAACTGAGATTGAAGCTCATTAATTTTAGCCTGTTTAAGCATACGTAAGTTAGCAGACTCTCTAATGGCTTTTCTTGAAAAATGCATAATACTATGCTCCTTTCATTAGAATAAGGAAGATGCAGCAGAGTCTGGTAAACTATCTGTAACATCATCAATTTTGAATTTTTCTTTAGATTCTTTTTTAATATCACCAGTAGCTTTATTTACAGAATCTTTAGAATTAATAGACAAGGCATCAGAAATGCGACGGAAACGATCAACGAATTTACGTTGTTCATTTGCTGTTTTAGGGTCACCAGCCATTTCTAAACGAGCAGCGTTTAGAGAAAGCATTGTAGCTTGAGTATCAAAATAATCAGCAATGCTTGTACGGCAATAGTAGTAATAGTATACTACTTCACGAAGAAGTGGAACGATAGTGAAGATTAGAGAAATGGATACACCAATTAAAGCAATAGCAGATGTACCAACTAAGTTCTTCACATTAACTTTTGTTACATTTTGAAGTAAAGTTTTAAGTTTGTTACCACGACATGAGTTATTAAAAGCTTCTAATGTACGAAGAGCTAAAAGATCTTTGCTATCTTTAAGACCGGCACGATCAATAGAAACTTCAATAGATTTGCTTCTTGGATCTACAATGAAATCAATAGTAGTAGAAATCAATAAGGAGGTTGCACTAATAATAGACAATACTGTTGTATTGTATAGTACAATTGGTAGACTCGTATTAGTCATGAATCCACGTTGGAATTCAATCTTAAGATCTTGTACGTTTTCAACTGCTTCTAAAATTTCTTGAATTTCAGAAGTAGGTTGTTTATATTCATTATAGATTTTTCTCATATCATCTAGGCATTCTAATACCATTTCGATATTATCTACTTTAGTAATGTCACCTTTAGATGTAGGAATTGTACCAAAGTCAATATCTGTAACTTTGGCTTCAATTTTTTCATAAAGCTTATTAGTAATGCCTAATAAGATTTCTTTTTGTTCGGATTCATTTACAACCCCTATAGTCATATAGGTTTCTTTATCTGTAAAATCCATAAACTTGGAGGCTTCAACGAATTCTTTTAATTGGTATGCCATGTATTATCGTCCTCCAGCTAGAATTTGAATCATTTGTTTATAATCAACTTTGTCTTCTTTTTTCAAAGATCCAAAGGAATAAATTTCATATTCATCATCACCAGTATCAAAAATGAAACGAACTGATTCTGTGGAATCATCTACAACAGCAATTCCGATAAGATTGTATTCATCTAAAAGTTGGCGAGCAACGCGGGAATCTAAAAGATCGATATCGTTATTTTTACGAAGATATTCGACTTCATACATAGATACCATTAGAGTAGTAATAGCTGTTGCATCATTACGAGAAGAAAGCAAACGATTAAGTTTAGATGCAATAGATCTACGTTCAAGAACTTTCCAAAGCTTAGAGGAAGATCCACGTTTAGAAGAAGAAATAGCATCAACTTTTGCTTTCTTAAGAGCAAAAATAAAATCACGCCAGAAATCAATTTCACCGCTTGTAGCTTTGATGAAATTGTATAGGCTTAATTTATTACCACGTTTAGATACTACATGATTTACAATATCCATAGAATCTGCAGCATATAATTTTGTTTTGATACCGATGAATGCATTAGCATCAATAGGTTCACCAGTTGCAGTAGATACAAATTTAATTTCAACTACTGTAGGTTGAAGTTCATTTGCTTTCTTAACATCCGTATCAGTCATCATTTTAGGGAATGAAACTTTAGCGGCTGGATCCATAGGTTTTGGATCTTTAGTTGCTGTGACTGCAAATTTATCAGAATCATTTCTATTAGCTTCTTGTGATAAGTGACGATTTCTAATTACTTGAGTTCGATTAGCTTCAGTTAATGCGTTTAATGGTTTACCAAATAGTCTTTCTCTTTTGTAAGACTCGTGAACCATTTTTTCACCAAGTTTATCTCTGAAGTATAATGGATCTAAAGATGCTGCTTCAGTTGCAGTTAAATATCCATCAACGTCAAAAAAAGAATCCAAATCTAGATTTGTGTGAATATTACGTAAATGCTCAATAGCATCCTTCGAAGACGTAATAGACAATGCAGATAATAGCATTTGAGTTAAAGTTGTAAATTTGCGTTCTAATGCTCTAGTAACTAACTGTGCACTTTTAGGTTCAATAGAGCTAGAAGCAATGACCGGGAAGATCATAGTTAAGTCTTTATTTGAACGGGTAATAGATTTAATCGTAGGGTTCTTACGAGAAATAAATTTTCCAATTTCAGAATCCTGAGCGATATCTAAAACGTCCGTAATTAAATCCTTAAGGATCATTATAGGTACCTCCTTATTAATTTATATAAATTTAATCTTATGTTGAAGAGGCCAATTTACAAAAAAAAATAAAGCATGCAGGTATTTGTTATATAAAATAACTATTTGGAGTTTCTGAAATAGCTTCATGAAATTTCCAGGTTAAGTCTTTATCCTTTATACCATTAATACAAGCATTATAAAGATTAACGATTCTATCATAGTCAGACTTTCTAACAGTGTCAAATTCTTCCATTACATCATCTCCAGAGATGATCGCAACAGTATAGATTTTGACCGCATTATCAGCAAGAGCTAACTCTTTTAGATCATTGTCATATAAGTGTATAGATTTAGTCATAATAACCCAGCCTTTAAATTGAAATGATTTAGAATAACAATAAGCTGGAAGTTTGGGTTATGATTATCATACACAAACATGCTTTATTTCACTATTATAATATACAATTACGATATTTATTCCCTTCTTCAACATAAGATTAATTTAAAATCCAGGAAAGGAGGACGCCAATTGTCTAATATCGTTAAAAACAATAATGACTTTGGTTTTACTGGTACTGGTGCCAAAGATGAAACTGGCAATACACATAAAGCAAAAAGTATAAATGTTTTAAATAGAGATACTCGGCCAATGATTGATGAATCTGGTTCTAATGATGGGCTTTTAAAATTCGTAAAAGCTAATGGATTAGGACTCGGTGCTGGTCGAGTAACACAATCTGAGAAATATACAAAGTTTGCAAGATATGAAAGACTTGATCCACAAAATTGGATGGGTATGACTAGAGAATATGTATTCTTTACAAAACCTGATCTCCAAATTTTTAATGGCAACGTCTTAAATCCATCTATTGCAAATAATACATTATTTAGAGAAGCATATGATAGATATCATTCTGTATTAGAAAGCTTAAGTTGGTCTGTAAATACACATAATCCATTTGTAAATTTATTATCTAACTATAAAAGATCTAATGTAGATATTCCAGATATTTCAACTGCTAATGATTATGAGACTTCTAAAAATATATTAGGATCTTCTCTTTTCTATAGAGGTACTTCTTATGAATCTGATGAGAATCATGAATTTTCTATTGAATTTGAAGATACAAAATATCTAGAAGTTTATATGTGGTTTAGATTATTCGATGAATATGAACGAATGAAGCATTATGGATTAGTTGACTTTGTTGATGATTCATATCTTGATTCTAAAGTTATTCATGATCAAATGAGTATGTATAAATTCATTGTTGGAGAAGATGGTGAATCTATAGTTTACTTTGCTAAATACTTTGGAGTATATCCAAAGATGGTTCCACGTAATACATTCTCTGATTTACCTGCAGATGGTAATATTAAATTTACGGTTCAATTTAAAGCTTCATTTGTTGAGGATATGGATCCTAATATAATTGAGGACTTTAATGAAATAAGTAATTTGATTACTAAAGGTAATCCTAGACTTGGTGGATACTTACCAGAATTTGGTGGTTGGAGTGGTGAATATATGCATCGTCCATATATAGTAAAGCCTAGCAATCAACAAACTGATATGAATCTAAATATGAATAAAAATCAAAATAATAGTGCCTTCTATAAGGACGGTGGTACTACAGCATTGGCTGGATATAGCACTATCTTACCAAATAGGGGCTTCTATAAATTAAAATGGGAGGGATAGATTAAATGGCATCTGATGCAGTATCTGCTAATACAGTAGCTAGAAGTTATTCTGATACTGTTATAAATACAGTAAAGAATGATACAATGCTTAATGCCAATATATATGATATTAATCAGTATATTGAAAATATTAAAAAGAAATATATTAGCGAAGATGACCTTACTCTATCTATGGGCATCTTTGGTTATTTAGGAGATGTAAATTCTAATGCTCTTCAAAATGCCGTTTCTATGGCTGCAGAGTATTCTAATGAAGCTATTCCTATTAAAGCCAAGTTTGAAAAGAATGTAATTTCCCATGCATTATCTCTTGGTATAAATAAAATATATGCAGAGCCTTCTACTATGAATGCAATGCTTATATTTTATGAAAATGAATTGATTCTTAACACAGTCAATGATACTTTTAGATTAGATAGAGAAGTAAAAATAATGGTTGGTGATTATGAGTTCCATATTCCATATGATCTAATCATTAAACGTATTCTTCTTCCTACTGGTGATTATGTATATACAGGGATGTATGATACAACTCAAGTAAATCCAATAATCACTAGAAATTCTAAAGATGTGGACCCATATCTTAAACCAACTATTAAATCAGAAATTGATGGCCAACCAGTCATCATGTGTTTAGTTGAATTAAGACAATATGAGTTCTCTACAATTCATAAAACTATCGTTACATCTAACCCATTAGAATCTAAAATGATGCAATTTGAATTTGATAATCAATTAGCCGGATTCGATGTAGATGTAAAAGAATATGGTAACCCTGTTAGAAAATTGAAACCGGTTTATAATGGTTTGAATACTGATGGAGTTAACGATTTCTGTAATTATACTTTCATAGATTCTTCGACTATTCGTATCATGTTTGACAATGCTTCATATTTACCAACTGCTAATACTGAAGTAACTGTAAACTTATACACCAGCCAAGGGTCTAAAGGTAATATTAAATATAAAGATACAATCTACTTCCGAGTTAACTCTTCTAATATTAACTATGATAGATTGAATCTATTGGTTGTGCCAACAGGCGAAGCTCAATATGGGTTAGACAAAAAATCTATTTCAGATTTGAAGAAACTTATCCCTAAAGAAGCTCTAGCTCGTGGTAGTGTAACCAATAGTACTGATATCAATAATTACTTCAATACTATTGCGGATGAAGATAATAAAATCTTCTTCTTCAAGAAAATGGATAATCCATTAAGTAGATTATATTATGCTTTCTTATTAATGGATACTACTACAAATATCATTCCGACTAACACTATTCCTGTAGAATGTATTAGACGTGACTTTGATAATATTTCTGATAGTAACTACATACTGACTGCCGGTAATTCTATCAAATATGATGGAAAGACCAATGCATCTGTAGTATATAATGCATCCAAGGATGAATTAAAGAAAATCAGTAATGAATCTTTCTTATATATGAATCCTTTCATGTGTATTATAAATAAGAAACCTTTATATGTATCTTATTATTTGAATATCATGGACGTTAGCAAGATCTTGGAATTTACTTATGTAAACCAAGATTCTAAAGTTCAATTTATTACAAATAATATGAATTGGAAACGTAGCTATCTAACTAAACGTGATACTTACGTTTGTGATATTTCCATTCTTCAGAATATTCAATCTAATATTGGTATTATTCATAGAGATGATCCATACGATCCTAATAAGATTACTGGAGCAGATCTTAAAGTAATAGCAGTATTTTATTCTGATGACAAGTATCAAGTTCCTTATAGATGGGCTGAAGCTAAATTTGTAAACTACGATGAATCTTCTTATAGTTTCAATTACAGATTTGAATTGAATACTGATAATAAGATTGATAAAAACGTACGTTTAAAAGTTAATGACGTCCATGAAATGAAAGCTACCTCTGATAAATTCGAACCTGGATATATGCTTAACAATATGCCAATGAAAATCTTCGTATATTGTAAGAATGTATTCGAATATGATGCTGGTAGAAATAAAACTGAACAATATTTTGCGGATGGATTCTTAAATGGTTATAGTTTAACGAATGAATATACCGTTAAATATGGTATTGACTTCTTATATAACTATTCTGACTTAATTGAATCTGTAATCAAAATCAAAAAGCAAGATAATGGTCAAATTAGTTACTATATAGATCGGGTCCCAGTTATTGGATATGATTATGTAAATACTGAAGATAAGATTCAAAGCTTTATTAATGAACTAGAAAAGAAACGTATTCATATTCTAGATTGTTTAGAAGTTCTCGAAGATAGCTTTGGTATTGATATTAAATTCTTTAATACTTATGGACCATCTAAAATCTTCTATATTGAAAATAGCGTTCCTATTAATCGAGTTAACTTATCGCTCAAGTTCAAGATTAAGTTATTGACCGCAAGTGATAAATATATCATAGACTATATTAAGAATGATATTAGAAAATATATTGAAGATAAATCTAAGATTACTGATGTTCATATCCCTAATATTATTACATATATCACTCAGAAGTATGCTGATAGTATTACATATTTTGAATTCTTAGACTTTAATGGTTATGGGCCTGGATATCAACATATTTATCGTAAAGATGAATCTATAGTTGGTAAAATACCAGAGTTCCTAAACATTAACTCTACTAATACTGATGATAATAAACTTGATATTAGTATCATCATAGCTTAATAGGAACCTTACCTATTTAATAGCTGCAACAATCTAATAAATCTAGCCTAATATTGGCGAAATAGATAAATTTTAAAATTTATACTTAAAAGTATATACTTTAAGGAGGACAAATATTATGGCATTTTTTGACGGTCATAAAACTGAAGAAGTTACACTTGAAAACTCCGCTCTTTATGAAGGTGAATTGGGTGCAAGTGTTATTACTTTAGAATGCATGCAATTTGAAGCTGAATTGTTTGAAGAAGCAGTTCGTGCAGATGTTGCAGAATATAGCATGATTCAAGAAGGTACTGATACAAAAGTATTTGTTGAAGGTAAATTTACTGAAATCAAAGAAAAAGTTGTTAAATTCTTAGAAACTCTATTAGCTAAAATTAAAGCAGTTTTCAAAGGATTCCAAGATCGCTTTATCGCGGTTGTTACCAAAGATAATAAAGCTCTTTATAACAAATTTAAAGATCAAGTTGCTAAGAAAGATCTTAGTGGTCTAACAATTAAAGCACAACAATTTAAACAAGCTAATGATAAAATTGTAAATTTGGATCAATTACTAGTAGATAGTAATAAAGGTAAATCTGTAGAAGAATTGAAAGTTGAAATCTTTAATGCTATTACAGGGTTGAGCGTTAATTCTTCCTCTGAAATTCGATCTGCATATGCTGCAAGCCGTATTGGTGAAGTAAAAGAAGTTGCATACCCATTAATTGCAAAACGCGTAGGTGAAGTTCTTTTAGGTGATTGGGCTAAGGATTCCGAAGCTGAACATAAAAACTTAGTAAAAGCTGTTGACGACGCAATCAAAAATATTAAGAAAAATACAGATAAAGATGCCGCATTGGTTAATAATGTTTGTACTGCTTATGCATTTGTAATTAGCACAATAAGTGCAGAAAGTACTAAAGTTGTTAAAAAATCTGTTGCTGAAGCTCGTAAAGCTTTCCAAAAAGCAATTGCATATAAACCTGTTAAAGAAGGCGAAGAATTTAACGAAGATCTTTTCTTGGTTGAATGTGATCTAGTTGAAGTAGAGCCTGAAGCTTAATTTGTTAAACTCATAGGTCTAATATTATGGATAATAATCTTTATACATCTAGTGTAGGACTTAGTGAACTCATGCTTGAGTTTACAGCTTTTGAATCCGAACTATTTAAAGAAGCTATATCCACTGATATTACTGAATTGCAACTTATCAATGATGGTAAAGATACTTCTGCCTTCATTGAAGGTAAGTTCGAAGATATTAAAAATAAAATTATAGAATTTGTTAAGAAGTTCTTAGTAAAACTTAAATCTGTTATTCAAACTTTCTTTAGAGTTGTTTATGATAAGATTACTATGAGCAACTTAGCATTCTTTAAAAAATATGCAAGTATAGTTAAAGACAAATTCCAACAATTATCTGAATCGGCATATCTAGATGTAAATCTAGAATCCGGTTCAGGTCTTATTGTTGAATATGCTAAACTTAAAAACTTCACTCCTAATATCAAAGATATCAAGTACTATTTAGAAAAATGGGTAGTATTTACTGCTAAGTTTTCTAATATATCATCTGATAAAAATAAAGTTGCTATATTTAATGATATTTTTGGAACCAATGTATCTAGCCCTTCTGAGTTTGATAAAACTATAAAAGATTTATGGTTTGAAGAGCCTAAGGAAGTTAAATATACTGATATCGCTAAAGAGGTCGAAGAATCTCTAACGACAAACATGAATAGCGTTAAACAAGATGCAGATAGAATGATTAAACAAGTTGAATCAACCATTCAGACTATTAAGTCTGCTGATGATGAGGAAACTAAATACATTAATCAAGTAACTACTGCATATCTTGCGGTAATTCATGTTTACGTTGCAAATATGCTTAGATTAATTAAGTTTAATGCAGCTCAAGCACGTAAAGCGTTTGCTAAAGCTGTTGCATATAAACCTGTTAAAGAATCAGAATTTAATTCTGATCTTCTTTTAATTGAATCTTTACTCATGTCCGAGGAGGAAAAATAACATGGCATTTTTCATTGAATCTAAAACAACTCCAGAAGTTGAAGATACAAAGATGCTTGAAGGCGTAGAATTATTGGATACTGTAGAAGTTGACGATACTACTAACTTCAGCGAAATGGCTCTTGAAGCTGCTATTGAAATTGAACGTATGGATAACCTTATTATGGAAGGCGTAGGCCGTTATGAATTGGATTGCATCCAAAAAGGTATGACTGCTGAAGAAATCTATACAGAAGCTACTTTCGAAACTCTTAAAGAAAAAATTAAAAAGATTTTCGAATATGCTAAGAAATGGGTTGTGTCTTTATTTGCTAAATTCACAACTTGGTTAGACTCTTACGTTAAAGGTGACTTAGCATATTTGAAAAAATATGAAAAAGACATCAAAGCTAATGCTAAGAACTTAACTAAAGAACGTACTTTCAAAATGGGTCTTACTGAAGAAAAATTCTTAGCTATTTCCGCTGGTAAAGCAATCGATCTTACTGAAACTACTTCTGTAGTATTCCGTGATCTTTCCACAGATAATGACAAAAACCAAGAATTGTTGGCTAAAGCTAAAGAAGAAGCTTCTGCTGATCAAAAACAATTCAAAGATTGGGTTGAAGTGACTACAGTTGATGGTGAATGGGTTGCTAAACACGTTGATGACATCATCAAAGTTGCTCAACTTCAAGTATCTGCAATTAAACAAGATGCTAATACTGCAGCTAAAATCATTGATGAATTACAAAAAGGCGCTTTGGCATTGAACCCAGATAGCACTACTTTCGTATCTGCAATCAAAGCTTTGGCTAAAATTAAAGTTAATGCATCTAACCGCCGTGCAACTATTTACTGTGCATTAGTTCGTGCAGCTAAATTCTCTGCTCGTCGTATGTTGCATGCTTGCGTTACTGCTAAACCTGCAGTTAAAGAAAGTGCATTCGAACATGCTGAACTAGCTTCCTATTTCGATATCTAATAAAAATATATAATACATTTATGACATAAATAGTTCAGCTATTTATGTCATTTATGTATTTAGTATATAAGGAGACAAAATGGACCAATTTTCCAAATTGCTTTTAGAATGCATTAATGATTATGAAACTTTTGATAGCTCCATCTATGTTGGTATTTTAGAATGTGATATGAATGGTGTATCAGAATCAGACTATCTTCCTGTATTGGAAGCAAAACTTAACTTAGATTCTTCTAAAGAAAAAATTCAAAACATTCTTAAATCATTTAATGAATGGCGTGAAGACATTAAAAAGAAAAACCCAAAAATCTTTTCTAAAGCTAATTTAGCTAAGATTAAAGAATGGTTAAAAAAACAAGATGTTGAAACTAAAAAAACAGCTAAATTGCCAGAAAATGCATTCTTAACTATGGCTAAATTTAAAAGTTTCGCTCAAATGAATGATCATTTTGTAGCTAGACAAATGAACGCTAGAGAATTAGAATTAGAGCGTTCTAAAGGTAAATCTAAAGTTGCAAAATATGGTAAAATTTTTATAGATGCTTATATTGGATCTTTCAAGGAAATTGCTATAACCGCTAAATGGATTCTAGATAATGTAATTCCTATTTTTGAATTATTATTATCCGGAAAAGTTACCGATATCGAAAAATGGGCTAACGGTGAATTTGATAAAATTCAAAAAGATTCCGATGCAGAAATTAAAGCTGGCAAAGAAAGCCCAATAGCAATTATTCACCGCGAAGGCCGTATAAAACTTAATATTGCACTTATTGCATCATTAATGATGGTATTCCGTTATATCATAAATAAAGCTATTGGCTTAGTAAATAAAGTTATCTCTCCAATTAAAGATACACTTAAAGAAAGTGCTGAAGAAATGCCAGCACTCGAATCCTATATTACAATCTAGGAGGTTATAATAAATGGAAAGTAATTTAAAAGCTTTCACCTTTGATAACCTTTTATTAGAAAAGATCGACCCAACACCACTCGCATACATCCAAGGAAGTACTGCTTGTTATACAGGTGTATCTGACCTATTTAAAGGTATTAAACGAACTCAATTAAATGAGTCTCGTATTCTTTATAAGAATTTATTAGAATGCGATACAGTAGTTGATGCTAAAAAAGCGTATGATAAATTCTTTGATGTTATGGTAAAACTTAATAAGTTCTACTATAAAAACTATAATGCTGCTATTAATTTTAAAGAAAGAAATCATATTAGTTACTTTGATAAATATCAAAGTACTATTCGTGATTTATTGGCTAATGTAAGCTCCGAAGATACTATTAGAGTATTAGGTGAACGTACAATAACCGAATATAAAATTGATGACACATATCCTAATATTAAAAATATTTTATTTAATATTCTTAAAATGGTTGGCGGTAACTTCTATGAACTTGATAGCGAAAAAACTACTAAGATTCTAACAGTTATCTCTAATAACCATACTGAAATATTAGATAGATTAAAAGAAGAAATCTGTGGCAGTGATGATATCACTAGAATCCCAGATCTCTTCATTGTTGGCGAAAAAACAGTACCTGTTTGTAAAGATGTATTAAATGATCAAGTTTATTATCTTGAAAACTATGGTATTGATTTTAAATCTCTTTATAATGAAGCTAACAGTGTGCAAGATGAATTCAATTCTATCTTTAAAACTATTAGACGATATAAATCTTCTACAAAGATCAAATTAGACAATGCTTTACAAATTAGTAAGATTGAAAAATTTGTAGTTTCTCTTATTAATGAAGTAATGTCTTTCCATTATTTAGTATTTACAACTAAAGCTAATGCTATAATGGAACGTGCACGTCAAGCTCAAGCTATCTTAGCAGAATTTGTAGATGCATTTACTGAATCAGTTGAAGTCAAAGAAGCTGCTATTGAAGAACTAAAATCTAAAGATATTGATAAAGGTCTTCTTAGTCGTGAAGAATTGAGTAATTCCATTGTTGAACTAAAACATGATGAATTGCTTGCAGATTGCTGTATGAAAGAAGCAATGATTCTCGCTGAAGGCGTAAATGTAGAAGAACGCATTCAAACTTTACATGAAAGTGTATTCAGTAAAACTATCGAATTCATTAAGAAAATTCGTGAATTCGTTGTTAATTTATTCAATAAAGTAATGGCATGGTTTGATAAATTTATTAAGAATAACCAAGATTATATTAATAAATACAAAGATATCATTGCTAAACCTACAGCTGGCTTTACAACTGTAAGCTTTGAAGACTATGATAAAGGCTTAGAACGTATCCGTGGAGGCGTTACAATAGATCTTGGTGATATTACTAAGGTTAATGCATCTACTGATATTGATTCCGCAATCTTTGATCTTCGTAAGAAATTGAATCCTGAATTCACTGATGCTAATGGCGATTGGAAAGAGGCATGTAATGGTTACTTCGTTGGTGGTGCTAACTCTAAACGAGATAAAACACCTAATGATATTAACGTACAAGCTCTTGCTAATACAGTTCTTAATATCCCTAATGATATTAATAATATCAAAAAGGATATGACTACGATGCAACAAGCATTCAAATCTATTGAAACTGCATTGAATTCTGCATCTACTCGCGCTGGCCAAATTGAAGCTCAAAATAATCAACAAGGCCAACCTACAGATGAAAGTGCACTTCTTTATTTGAATGAAGATGTATTTAATGAATTAGATATGGATACATCCAATGCTGGTGTTCCAGGTAGCGCAGCTCAATCTCAATCTAAGATTGCTAATTCTGGTAATAACGTAGCTAATGATATTAATAGTAATGGCACATCTACTAGTAAAGATTTTGCAGCAATGCAAAAATTTGCTAATAAATTGGCTTCTACTATTAGTACTTACTACCAATGCAAGTACCAAATGGCAGAACGTATTATGTCTGATTATATGAAAATTATTAAAGTTCACGTATCTGCATACGTAAACTCCAATAATAACGATAATCAAAATAATAATAAATAAAAAATATCCCCATAGGAGTTCAACTCCTCTGGGGGATTCTTTTTTTTATTGTTTCCTTTAGGAAT